AAGGAGTTACAGGCGGATACGGAAACAGCGGCGCACCCGATTTTATTATTTGTATCGCCGGTTTGTTTTATGGTATAGAGTGCAAAGCAAACGGTGGGAAGCCCACCGCATTACAGTTGAAAAACCACGATGACATACGTAAAGCCGGTGGCATCGCATTAGTAGTAGATGAAACAAACGTAGATAACCTACGCAAGGAGTTGATCAGTCATGTCGAAGAAAGAACAAATTCTCAAGTTGTTGTCGCAAGGCAAAACGATAGAGCAGATAGCAAAGGTAGTAAAAGTAAAGCCGCAGTACGTGTACTACATCCGTTGGATGAATGAGAACGGCAAGACATACAGCTACCCAAAGAAGAAAAAGAAATATGCGAAACCTCGCATAGCCAAGAAGCCCTCGAAGATTATCGACGCGGTGCAGGAGATGAAGGCCACGCTCGATGCGTTGGACTTAATCAAAGACATTGATCCTGTGAATCACCCGCCGCACTACAAGACAGGCGGTATCGAGACCATCGACTTCATCGAGGCTAAAGATCTTAATTACCGATTGGGCAACGTCGTGAAGTACGTCAGCCGCGCCGGTCGCAAAGACTCTGATCCTGTGCAGGACTTGGAGAAAGCAGCGTGGTATTTGACTCGTGAGATCGAAGCGAGGAAACGTGCGTGAAACCCAAGAACGAGTTTGCTTTTCCACAGTTGGAAGGTGAACGTCTGAAGTGGTGGGGACACGGCATGACTTTGCGGGATTACTTTGCAGCCAAGGCAATGCAGGGCTACGTCATATCTCACGGCGTAGTCCTGCGCCCCGAGGAAGTCACCAAACTCGCCTATGCCACAGCAGACGCGATGCTTTCAGAACGGGAGACCAAGAAATGATTAGATGGTTACTAGGTTTCTTTAAACGAGCAGAAGAGTTTCGTAAGAAAGAGTGGGCGCACGTACCGCCTCCGTCGTGGGGGGCTAAGCGTGGTGGAAGAGATTATTGGTGATGAGCGAAGGTAATAGATACACCAAACCGTCTAGGTTTAACTTGGTGCTTTCGTTTGAGCAATACAAAATCTTGATGGAGCGCAAGCGGAAGGCCAGAGAGAATCATGACAGAGTGCGGTACAAAGACCTAGAGAAAGAGTGGGGCATCAGACAGCACCACATGGCATCGGCAGTTCACCGTGGGATAAAAGAGTATGACTACAGAATCGAAGTCGAAAACGGTGGTAGACAACGTGTCCCCACCCGGATCGTGGAAAGACGAGTTGAACGCCGCCCCTTGGGGGTATGGCCAGAGTCAGCAGTCGCTAGTCGAACGATCCTTACAGAATATACGGAGAGCGGGGCTGTTCGACGAGGCTACAGTCCTTTCGTTAGAGCTTCTTACTTTGAGGAATGAATTGGAATACCAAAGGGGTAAAAACATCAGGTAAAATTGTGCCGTATGAAGATCACTTACGGCCAAGTCGATGCTTCAGATCCGGGGGTCAAGCGGCAACTGAAGGTGCTGCAAAAAGCCTGTCTCCCGGCAGATGATCTTTATTTCCCGGAAGATGGGGTGTGGTGGATGGCGCATCACAAGGCTACCCCAGTAGGATTTAGTTGTTTGTCACCATCACAGCAGATGGAGGATGGTATTTATTTAGGACGCTGTGGTGTGCTGAGTGCGTACAGGGGGTATGGCATTCAGCGGCAGATGATACGGATACGAGTTCAGTGGGCTAGGAGGCATGAGTATAGATGGGCTGTGTCGGATACCACCGACAACATACCGAGCGCCAACAACCTGATCTCGTGTGGCTTTAGATTATATACCCCCAAAGTTTTGTACTCGTTCGCACGAGCGTTGTATTGGAGGAAAAGACTCTAGGGGGGTCGATGCCGTTCAAGGACGAGGCCGTACGTAAGGCCAAACAAAAGGTGTACGCACGTAAGTGGTACGAAGGGAACAGACAAGAAGTTATTAAGAGAGCGAGGAAGGGTAGAGATAAAAGCAGAGTAGAGTGGGTCGCATACAAATCGAAGCAGCGGTGTAGTCATTGCCGAAAGAAACACCCGGCAATCATTGACTTTCATCATGTGATCAAAGAAGGTAAGCGATCTGTTAATTATTTGGCTGTGAGACAGAGAAACATAGCCGAAGCAATCAAAGAGGCAGAAGAGAAGTGCATACCGCTCTGCTCCAACTGCCATCGGATACTACATTGGGATCTAACACGCAAAGCGATGCGTAAAAGGAGAAAGAAGGGTGGAAATTGAAGACGATATATTGGATCTGATTCAGGCGTTGCCTGAGAACATCAACGACGCATCTACCACAACTGAGATGAAGTTCTTAACAGTCGGTGGGATGTTGTGGGCGTGTCGTGATGAGATTATCTATTTGAGGAAAGAGGTAGCGAGGTTAAAGAATGACAGTCGTCGTAAAAGAAAGAAGGTGTACGGAGTGCAAGCGCAAGTTCGCTAACCCGGAATCGTTCCGGTCGCACAAGTACAGATTCGGTGAGTGCCGCTCGGTCGAGGCGTTGGCGGCAGTAGGGTTCGTAGAGACAGCAAAGGGGTGGAAATATGTCGTTCGTAACACTTGATTTTGAGACGTACTATTCGCATCAGTTCAGTCTCAGTCGGATGACCACGGAAGAATATATCCGTAGTCCGTTGTTTGAAGTCATCGGCGTGGCGATGAAGATCGACGATGACGAGACCGTGTGGTTCAGCGGAACCAAGCAAGAGATCAAGGCGTGGCTTAACCAAGTTGATTGGAGTACGTCCGCGCTGCTGTGCCACAACACACAGTTCGATGGTGGCATCCTGTCATTCATCTTCGATATCGTACCCGCTTACTACTTCGACACTTTGTGCATGGCTCGGGCTAAGCACGGGGTTGATGTAAGCGGATCTTTGGCGAACTTGGTTAAGAGGTATAACTTAGGTGAAAAGGGTACGGAAGTTGTCGATGCCCTTGGGAAGCGTCGGCAAGACTTTGCTCCTGCTGATCTGCATCGTTATGGGGATTATTGCATTAACGATGTCAATCTTACTTTCAAGCTGTTCAGCCTTTTTATCGCGGATCACTTCCCGCAATCGGAACTCGACCTGATCGACATGACGTTGCGTATGTACACGCAGCCGGTGCTGACGGTGGACGATGCGTTGTTGGTCGAGCGACTTGAAGAAGTTAAGCAAGAGAAAAAAGAACTCTTGGCGGGATTGAAAGGGGTACTAGGCGTCGAGACTGAGGAAGAAGTTCGGGCAAAGTTAGCGAGCAACCCACAATTCGCTGTCATCTTGAAGGAACTTGGTATCCCTGTGCCAATGAAGATTAGTCCAACAACCAATAAAGAAACGTATGCACTTGCCAAAAATGATGAAGGGTTTATTGAACTCTTAGAACACGAGAACCCGCTCATCCAGCAACTCTGCTCTGTTCGGTTGGGTACGAAATCAACTATCGAGGAGTCACGCATTGAACGCTTTATTGGTATTGGCGCTCGCAACAATGGCAGGATTCCTATCCCGCTCAAGTATTACGGTGCTCACACCGGTCGTTGGGCTGGTTCTGACTCGGTTAATTTCCAGAATCTCCCAAGCCGTGATAAGAAAAAGAAAACCCTGAAGAAGTCCATCATGGCTCCGGCTGGTCACGCTGTTATCAACTGTGATTCTTCTCAGATTGAGGCGCGTGTCTTGGCGTGGCTTGCCGGTCAGGATGATGTGACTGAACAGTTTGCGAAGGGCGAGGATGTGTACTCGATCTTTGCGTCGAAGATCTATAAGCGTTCAATCAGTAAGGCCGATCCAATCGAACGGTTCGTCGGCAAGACCTGCATTCTCGGACTCGGTTACGGCACAGGATCGAAGAAGTTACAGCACACGCTGAAGACTCAGCCGCCGGGTGCTGACCTGCCTGATGAGCAGTGCAAGCGGATTGTCGATCTGTATCGGGAATCGAACAACAAGATCACGGCGTTATGGCGCGAGTGTGATAGTGCGCTACCGCACTTATCGTCATGGCCTCAGAATTTAAAATCTTATGCCATAGGGAAACATGAGTGTGTATGGGCTACCGCGTCCGGTATTCAGTTACCAAACGGATTGTTTATACGATACCCCGACCTGAGACTCAGCGATAACAAGTACATCTATAAGTCCCGCAAGGGAATCACGAGTATATGGGGTGGAGCGATGGTTGAGAACATCGTGCAAGCCTTGGCTCGGATTATCGTTGGTGAGCAGATGTTAATGATCCGGGAAAAATTCCGTCCGGTCTTGACAGTGCATGACGCAGCGGTAATCGTCGTACCAAAAAGTGAATTAGACCAAGCGGTTGCGTTTATAACCGAAGTAATGTCTACTCCTCCAAGTTGGGCAAAGGGGCTACCCGTGGCCTGTGAGGCTAAATACGGAGAGTCCTACGGGGATTGTTAATGGCTTGGCGACCGCGAAACGAGACTGAACAAGACTTGCAGAACGAGGCTAAAACGGCTGAGTTACTCGCACAGAAATGGTCTTGTGATGTATACAAACTATCCGAGACTTTATATCCGGTGGACTGGGCGTTCAGTCGTGAGGGTACGGTAGTCGCGTATGGGGAGTATAAGAAGCGAGGTAGGAAATACGATACCGCGCTACTCAGTGCTGCCAAGTACTACCGGATGCTCGACTTTGCCCGGATGACGAAGCTGCCGGTGCTGCTCATCATCGAGTGGCCTGACGAGTTAGCCTACATAGACCTGTCTCATAATAATGATTTGGAGTTAGAGGCAGAGATTGGCGGTAACTCACGGGGTCAGAACGGGGATATCGAACCGGTTGTTTATATCCCCTGCGATAAGTTCGAGGTGATCACTTGATTCAGTGGTCATTCAGTAGTCTCAAGGACTTCATCAACTGCCCGAAGCAGTACTACCACACCAAGGTAGCGAAGGACTTTGTTAAGAAGACTACGGACAATATGTTGTACGGCACGGCTGTACACAAGGCTTGCGAAGATTATGTGCGCGACGGCACACCGTTGGCTAAGAACTATGAACGTTTTAAGCGACAGTTGGATGCCCTGCTGGAGATCAAGGGAACCAAGTATTGCGAACACGAGATGGCTCTCACACGGGAACGAGAACCATGCGCGTTTGATTCCGGTACTAGGTGGGTGCGCGGCATCGTTGACTTGCTGATCGTCGATGACGAGGATGCCTTCATTGTGGACTACAAGACAGGCAGTAACCGTTACCCTGATCCAAAGCAGTTAAAGTTGATGGCGTTGATGACCTACGCTCACTTCCCGAAGGTTGAGCGGATCAAGGCTGGCCTGCTGTTCGTGATGCACAATACTTTCGTAACTGAAGAGTATGCGAGATCTGACATAAACAAGTTGTGGAGTAACTTTTTACCGACCCTCGACCAACTGCAAGTGTCGTATGAAAACGATATGTGGTTTGCCAAACCGAGCGGCTTGTGCGGGTGGTGTCCGGTTAGTACATGTAAGTTTTATAAGGAGCGGTAGTATGAACAGAGATATTTTCGGTACAGATCCGTTTTATTTAGTTAGACAAGATGATCCCGATACGAGCCATGAAGCAGCGAGAAGTGTAGATACAACCAAGTTAGAAAGGATGGTCTACGAAGCCATAAAGGGTTTCGGTGCAAACGGCTGTATTAGCGATAGCGTAAGAGCGATTTACCCGACATACCCATATAGTTCAATCACGGCTAGATACAGGGCGTTGCTTGACAGGGGTATGATTGTAGATACCGGCATTCGTAAGCCGGGAAAATCAGGACGCAATCAACGTGTCTTGGCAGCAACGTGTTGGATTCCAGAGGAGCAATTAAATGCCATACGTAAACAAGGCACGGCCATACAAGAAAGAATACAAGCAACAGGTTGAACGTGGTGAACACGAAAACCGGATGGAGCGTCAGCGTGCGCGTCGGTCCTATGACAAAAAAGGTATTAGTCGAAAGGGCAAAGATGTTGCTCACGTGAAAGCACTATCGAAGGGTGGCAGTAACTCAACCGGAACTCGGTTGGAGCCGCCCTCAAAAAATCGTTCGTTCCGTAGAACTTCTAGCGGAGCTATGAAATAATGCACAAGGCGTGAGTGTGCTGTAGGGGAGTTTTCCACCCACTTCTCCCCCCAATAACCGCGCCAGTTGATGATAGGGACTCGCTACCTCGAAGTTTCCCCCTAGGCATCAACCGTCTGGCCCACGATACGGGCTTTTAAATACAGTTAAATTTAGTAGGTACAGTATGCAGATCATAGATAACGCAGCGGTGCAGATAACCGCTTCTAATAACTTCGCTGCCGAAATCAAATCACGGCTAGAACGCAGCGAGATTATCCGAGATAACAAGTACAGCAAGGAACTGTTGATCTGTTGGGATCACGGTGAGATGAAGACTCTTGCCGAGTACTTAGACAAGTATCTCCCAAACCCAAGTGTTCCTAAGATTCCCTCGCCAATGCAGAGGGACTACGATTGGCCGGGGTTGTACAAACCCTTCGACCATCAACGAGACACAGCAGAGTTTCTTTCGCTCAGGCAACGAGCCTTCTGCTTTAACGAGGCGGGAACCGGCAAGACATCAGCGGTGATTTGGGCTGCTGACTACTTGATGAAACAGAACATCATCAAGAAAGTCCTAGTCATCTGCCCCCTGTCTATCATGTACTCAGCGTGGCAAGCCGACGTATTCAACGCTGCTATGCACCGCACGTGCGGAGTCGCACACGGCTCAGCTTCAAAGCGTAAGAAGATCATAGATGAAGGGTACGACTTCACGATCATTAACTACGACGGCACAGCGGTTGTGCTGGACGAACTTAAGAACGCTAAGTTTGATTTGATTGTTGTCGATGAGGCCAACGCTTATAAGAGTCCAAGCACTAAGCGATGGAAGAATCTTGCTAAGTTGATTGGGTCTGACACGTGGCTGTGGATGCTGACAGGAACCCCTGCCGCACAGTCTCCTGTTGATGCGTTTGGGTTAGCTAAGTTGGTTAGCCCGGAGCGGGTTCCAAAGTTCTCAACAGCGTGGCGTGACCGTGTTATGGCACAGGTCAGCAAATTCAAATGGGTTCCGAAGAGTGTTGCAACCGATGAGGTTTATCGTGCGCTGCAACCTGCCATTCGGTACACAAAGAAAGAGTGCCTCGATCTACCTGAGATTGTTTATCAAACGCGAGAGGTTCCGCTTAGCCCGCAAGTATCTAAGTATTACTATGCGTTAAAAAAGCAATTGCTGATAGAAGCAGCCGGAGAACAAGTTTCCGCCGTTAATGCGGCAGCGGCTCTTAATAAACTTTTACAGATATCGTCAGGTGCGGTGTATACGGACAAGCATGACGTAGTGCAGTTCGACATCTCCCCTCGTCTCAACGCGCTCAAAGAAGTGCTTGAGGAAACTACCAACAAGGTTGTAGTATTTGTTCCGTTCCTTCATGCTATCGAAATCGTAGGCGAGTTCCTTACGAAAGAAGGCATAACGAACGAGGTCATCAACGGGAGTGTTACAGCACAGAATCGGCATGACATCATCAGTCGATTCCAAACTGCGAACGATCCAAGAGTCCTAATAATTCAGCCTCAATCAGCATCGCACGGCGTCACGCTAACTGCTGCTGACACGGTTGTGTTTTGGGCGCCGGTGATGTCAGTTGAAACGTACTTACAGTGTATTGCTCGTATCGAAAGAGTTGGTCAAGTAAACAAGATGTCAGTGGTGCATCTGCGTGGATCAGAGGTTGAGAAAAAGATTTACGCGATGCTCCAAGGCAAAGTCGATCATCACCAAAAGCTGGTCGATCTGTATAAACAAGAGTTAGAGGAAGTAGAAAATGGGTGACACAGATGAGTTAGTCGAAGCGTATCTTTTGATACGCTCGGAGCGTGAGAAGTTGCTGCGTGAATACGAGGCTTCTGACGCAAAGTTAAAAGAAGATATGTTGAAGTTAGAAGCAGTGATGCTTGATATGTGCAACGCAGTTAACGCAGACAGTATCAAGACCAAGCACGGCACAGTCATGCGGAAGTTGAACGAACGTTACTTCTGTCAGGATTGGGATAACTTTTACAAGTACGTGCTTGAGAATGAGGCAGTGCAGTTGCTTGAGAGACGCATCCATCAGGGCAACTTCAAAGAACACTTGGCAGAGAACGAGGCAGACGGTCTGCCGCCCGGTGTGAACGTGATGCGTGAGTTTGGTGTTTCAGTGCGTAAAGCCAGTAAGTGAGGAATTTATGAGTAACGATATCATTGCAAGTTTGAAGAGCGAACTCGCCCAAATCCAAGGTGGGGTCGATGACGATACCCGTGCAGTTGCCGGTGGCGGTGGTAATGCCTCCAAGCGCATCAGCATCAAGGGCGGCGTGTTCCGTAAGATGGCCGGTGGTAAAGAGATCGGTGCTATCGAAGATCGCTACATGAACGTGATCTTTGTGAAGATGGCTCACGCTCCTAGCCGTACCTACTACACGGGTGCATACAAGGAAGGCGAGAAGATCGCTCCGGTTTGTTGGTCGTCGGATTCCAAGGTTCCCGATGCAGAGGTGAAGACTCCGCAAGCCTCGGCCTGTGACAAGTGTCAGTACTCTGTGAAGGGTTCGGGCCAAGGTGGTAGCGGCACTGCTTGCCGTCTGTCGTGGCGTACGGCGGTTGTCCTGCCGCAAGATCCGGGCGGCGATGTGATGCAGTTGGTTCTCCCGGCTACGTCCTGCTTTGGTAAGGAAGAGGGCGGCAAGTTCCCGTTCCGTCCGTACATTCAGATGTTGGCTAACAACAATATCTCGGCAGGTCGCGTCGTGACTAAGATGCAGTTCGACACGAAGTCGCCTGTACCGAAGTTGCTGTTCTCTCCTGTTGGTGTCGTCCCTCAAGCCGATGCTGAAACTGTTCAGCGTCAGAAGGAAACGAAGGCTGCTGAAAGTGCAGTTAAGCTGACGGTGTACCAATCCGATGAGGGTGACTCTGCTGTAGTCATGCCTGCTGCGTCTGCTCCTGCGTTTAATCCGGTCGAAGAGGCTGATACAGAAGCCCCGGTTATCCGCGAGAGCAAGAAGGCTGAGCCGGTTGCGGCGTCTGGTGACGCAGCCGATGTCATCAAGAAATGGTCTAAGAAGGGCTAATCAATGCCTCGCACATACGGCGATAAACTCTTGAGGCAACTGAGTGAGGGTGACCCTGCCCTCCTTGGTGTGCAACTTGGCCGCTTGTGTGTCGAGGCTAACCTTCCTGTAGTGTACGTTGCTGAGGCAGTAGAGGCATCGCGTAATACGGTGCATCTATGGTTCCGTGGTCAGGTCATGCACGAAGGTAAGCGCAAGATTGTGGAAGCGTTTATGTATCTAGTGGAACAAGACATGAAGAACGGGACGCTTCCCGCCTTGAATACGAAACAAGCCAAGTCTTACATAGAGGGGATGATCGGCCGAAAGATTTAACGTTGATGGGAATCGTTAGCGGGGTGGCCGTCGCCCCGCCTTTTTTATCTAAGTGGGTTGGTGTTCATGCGAAAACAATTTTACGAGAAAGTACTGCCCCCGCATGGCATCTACTGCGTTACCGAGATTTCCGTAGACAAAAAGGTAATCAACCGGTTTGCAGAGAGCCTTGACGAGGTAGAAGGTCTAGTCGAAGAGATCAATTCAGAAGGCAAGAATGCGTTCATTGCCCTGAGTAATTTCAGCGGCCATAGTCGTATGGGCGACTATGCTGTGTCTTGTCGTTCTTTCTTTGTTGATCTAGATGTCAAACCCGATAAGCCCGGTCATTACAGCAGTAAGGCTGAGGCAATCGAAGACCTAGATCATTTCCTGAAGGTGACTGAGTTACCCCCGCCTGTTGTGGTGGATTCAGGTAACGGTATTCATGCGTATTGGCCGTTTGAAGAAACCGTGCCTATCGCTGAGTGGAAAGCGTACGCGGACAAGTTCAAGCAACTCTGCTTGGATCATATGAAGATTGATCCGGTGGTCACGGCTGACATGACCCGGATCATGCGTTGCCCTGAGACGTTGAACTTCAAGACTGATCCTCCGAACCCAACTAAGTTCCTGACAGAAGAGATTCACCAGTACGACTTCGCCGCCTTTAAAGATTATTTAGGTGAAGTCACTATCTCTACCGCATCAATTCTTGATCTGATCCCGAAAGGATTAGATGAGGACACTCGGCAGATAGCCAAGTTCGATAACTTCGAATCGACCTTCCAAGACATCGCTGAGAAAAGTTTAGATGGTTCTGGTTGTAATCAGATTAAGTATGCACTGATTAACTCCAAGACCCTGCCTGAGCCGTTGTGGCATTCGGCCCTGTCCATCGCTAGACACTGCACGGATTGGGAAACTGCCATTTACTTGATGTCTGAGGACTACCCCGGATACAGCCCCGAAGCCACACTAAGGAAAGCAAATGAAACAGTTGGTAAGCCGCATAGTTGCGAAATTTTCGCGCAGCGAAATCCCGGTGGATGTGACGGATGTCCTCATAAGGGACGAATCACCAATCCACTTGCCATTGGAAGGAAGTTCGTTGCAGCCCCGGCAGAGGAAGTCACCAAGGCGGACGCAGTTCGGATCGAGGAGAATCCCCAAGAAGTTCCGCCATTTCCTAAAGCGATCCTACCCTATGTACGAGGACGAGCCGGGGGAATTTACTACTTACCCCCCTCCGAGGAAGACGACGACGGAATAAAGATTCAGCCCGAGCCGGTGCTGATCTCGACCAATGAATTCTTCCCCATCAAGCGTATGTACGGCGAGTCGGACGGTGAGTTGTTCCTCGTGCGTATCAAGCTGCCTCACGAAGTTCGTGAGAAGTACATCTCGATGGGCGAAGCGCAGTCAGTTGATAGCCTGAAAGACATTCTTGGCAAGGCAGGTATTGCACCGCCGAACCAGAACCTGTGGCCTAAGATTGTGGATTACATTATGAAATGGGCGCATTACTTGCAGAGTCAAAATTCAGCAGACAAGATCTGCTTGCAGATGGGGTGGACTCCTGACAACGAGTCCTTCTTGATTGGCGAGACCGAAGTCCTTGGTCACGGTAAGACACGCAGGGCGGCATCGAGTCCCCTAATACGCGATGTATCTAGGCTCTTGAAGCCGAAGGGTGACTATCAAGTTTGGAAGGACAGCATCAATAAACTGAACCTGCCTGAACTTGAGATGCAAGCGTTCGGTCTGTTCGTGTCATTCGGCTCCCCGCTCATGCGGTTTACGTCTACCAACGGTATGACGTTCTGCTTCACAGGTCTGTCAGGCGCAGCCAAGTCCGGTTCGCTCCTCGCTGCACTTTCCGTATGGGGCGCACCGAAGCCGCTCAGCGTTTACGAGTCTACGGACAACGCCTTCAACCTACGTGCTATGTCCCTCAAGAACATCATGATGGGTATGGATGAGGTGCATGACAAACCACCCGAGCAGATATCGAAACTGATCCACCTTATCTCGCAGGGTAAGGGCAAGATGCGTATGCAGAGTTCGGTCAACTCAGAACGTGAGCAGCAAGAGATCGCCTCGATGCTCTGCCTCATGTCATCTAATATTTCTCTATACGATCTTCTGTTGAACAAGAAAGCCAACGCAAGCGGCGAGATCATGCGCCTATTGGAATACGTCCTGACGCCCCCATCCTATATGACGTTGGACGTAGGTCGGTCTATCTTCGATCCGTTGCACAGCAACTATGGTCATGCCGGGGTCGAGTTTATGGATCGACTCCTGACTATGGGAGACGCTGCAATCCGCGCTCGTATTCAGAAGTGGAGCAAGCGGATTATGGAGACCAAGTTAGGTACGAATGCAGCCTTCCGGTTCTACGAGACGGCGTTTAGCGCGACGTTTGCAGGGGCCGAGATTGCTAACGAGGCCGGTATCATTAGTTTCGATATCGACCGAATCTTCGATAAGGTAATGCTGGAGACAATTCGCGTGAGAGACCACACACAGAAACATCAGGTTACGGACTACGAAGGACTCCTTGGTGAGTTCCTGAACGATAATTGGCGTCGTGGCACGTTGATCTTTGACGAAGGTCGGGTCATACATGAACCGTTTGGCGAACTTGTAGCACGGGTCGAGATAGGCAACTCAACGCAGTACGTATCCAAGAGCAAGTTCAAAAAGTTCTTGGGTGAGAAGAGCGTAGGTTCGGCTGAGTTTGAGAAGGCTTTGGAGAAGTCTACAGTTCGACTTGAGTCCAAGAAGATGCGTTTATCTACGGGGTGGAAGGCCGGTATGACCACGCCTCCGGTACACGTTTATGCGTTCCAGTACGAAGTGCCTAAAGAAATCCTAGATGACAACAAAGATAGTGGAACCTGAGTGGATCTTTCCGTTTGAGGGTATGGCGGTTGGAGAGAGTTTCTTCATCCCCACCCTCAAGATTGCGGAAATGCTCTACGTTATAGATTGCCGCTCCAAGGCTGCTCAAGTACGAGTAAAGGCTTATGCCTCGTCCAAGGAAGGACACCTCGGAGTGCGCGTCTGGCGTATCGCTTAGGTCTCGTCGTAGCCTTCAGGCTTGAACTTGTCGTACGCCTTCTGACTCTTAGGCGGCACATAGATACCATAGATAGATTGCGCCGCTCGACGCTCTCTACCACGAATAGACTGGCGAATATCATCCAAGGCGATCTGCATCCCCCGCTCTTTTACAGCGGGACTTTGATTAAATTTATCTTTAGCCGCAAGCGCCCTATCAAGTTCTTCCCTGCTTTTGTTCTTATAAGCAAGATAGATACTTTTGTAGATAGATTCTTTACGTTTATCTAGTGCGGACTGCTGCGCTGCAATTTTACCAGCAGCGGTTGTCTTCTCTGCAAACTCCAACGGCGAGAATCCGATAGCCTGCATAGCAAGGTTATACGCGTTAAAGTCTTCTACGATAGGCTTACCGTCGCGTGTCTTGGCACCTTCCTCAGTAAATCGTATGGCTTTAAGACCGTTTCTAAGAACAGCAGGCAGCGCAGCCTCTAACGCACGGTCAGTATGTCCTTCACTCCAGTCGTTCAATGCACGATAAAATCCCATACCTGCTGCATACGACGCACCAAATATCTGTTCAGCGGCGAACAAGAATGGACCAATCTCTTCCACACGCTTCTCATCTTCTCGCCACAGCATGTTATTAAAACCTGTGCGAGAGGCGATATCGACCTGAAGGAGTTGGCTCAACGGTCCTTTGTACGCAAGACTAGATATTGATTGACGTAAGAACTCGTCCGGATCAATCGGGTCATCGTCGTCACCAACCATCCATTCAAGTATCCCAGCAAGGGCGGATGCTGCACCATAGAACGGCAATCCCTGCACACCGGCAAAGATAAACGCCATACCCATAATGCCGAGAAACTGCTTAGCGGCAATCTTGCGGACTTCAGGAGTCTCCCCCTTAAACGCTTGATGGAACAGGCGACTCTGCAAAAATATCTGCGTCTGAGCAAAGCTCTTAAACACAAAGAAAACTTTACCCAAGTTAGACTGGAACGCCCTCGGCTGAAGCTCAGCTAGTCCAACACCGTGAGTGTCGTCAACTGCGTCTATAGCAAACTGAATAGCAGCGTTTACGTCGCCACCATTCTTTTCCAACTCAAGATTAAACGCTGCGATCAGCGTAACTTCGCGGTTGAAACGTTCTGAGTTTTGGAAAGTCCAGCCAAGACCTTGCTCAATTATAACTTTCTTACCGACGTAATCTGACTCGGTGTACTCCTCCTGCCTACCTTGTATTACGTCGTATCCAGTAGAACGGCGGATAGCACCCTGCATTACAGCAGCATCGTAAAGGCGGGCAAGTGGCGAGTTCGGAGGCAGTCCGACGCCAAAAGTCCAATCGGATATCGTGCGTTTTTCGCCCTCGATATCGTTATCCCACCCACCGGCAAGATAAATATCTTTAGCTTTAGTCAGAGCGTCCCCCGCTTTGCCGGGGAACCTGCCAGCTAAATACGGGAATACAACTCCCGGAACTTGAGCAAGGTTGATAAGAGCAGTTGACGTATTACCGATGATGTACCAGTAATAACTGAAAGATGCCAAACCGTTAGCAATATTGTTATTGACCGGATTACGGATGTATTCCATCTGCATCCGCAAGTTTGTGCTGAAGCTTTTTAAAGCGTTACTATCGGACTCTGCCGCAGCGGCGTTGGTTTCTTCTTTTACAGTTGCATACGCTTTGTCGATTTCAGGCAAATACTCAAGATTCGTCAACTGATTAGCCATACGCGAGCCGACTATCGCATAGACTTTTAATACGTTTTCTTCAGCCCCTTTGATTCCTTCGCGTTTACGGAACTGTTGCCGTACTGACGAAGCGGGTATTTGATCTAGGTACAGGCTGTATAGAGCGTTACGCATCTCAGCCGACACGCCAGCAGCTTCAAGTTCTTTAACAACTCTGTCAAAGAATGGGCCAACTGCTTGAGGGTTATAGTCTTCTTCAACCCGTTCAAATGGTTGAAATCCGGTAGCGCCCGCAGCGGCAGCTTCTTCAATCTCAGCGTTTCTTTCGCCCTGAGTCTCAAACGCTTTAACTACGGTTTCGTTTCGTGCTGTTTGATAGCGCAACCAATAGTCGCCTTCACGATACAAAGGCAGATACACGGCAAGTCGTTTCTCCGCCATCATCGCTCTAAATTCAGCAGCGGCGGATTTAGACACGTGCTTAGTAACGAGTTCAATATACTCGTCAGCCATATCGCTATAGCTCTTCAGCATCTCCCAATAGATCTTTTTAAGTTCGGGAGGAAGAGCGTTGAACCGCTTAGTCAACGGATCATTAGCGAAGGCTGCACTTTTAAACTGTACTTGACGACGAGATGACTCAGTAGCGATCTCGTTGAACTCGTCCAGCTTGTTCTTGTGCTTACGGAGAACCTTGCTCCATCGACGCATATTTCTGTCGAGAACTTCACGACGCGATTTAAGCGCCCCCGCACGAGCCTTAATTATATTAATTAAAGGTTTCAGGCCCGGAATTTCTTTAGCAAACAACTGCGCCTGCTGCGGCAAAGACAGGAACGCGTAAATACCTGATCGTAGATTGTCAGTAAGTCTGCTTGAATCAAGAAGACGGCGTAACCGTCTACGCCCACCCCTAGTCAGGAACGGTAAATTCTTGACGGCCTTACCTATCGCATTGCCAAGATCGTTGATATCAACGCCTTTTAATTGAGGTAACGGCTGAACATCCTCGGCTTCTTGTGACTTAGCAATCGGATCAGCGACGGGTTCTGCGGGCTGGGCAGCGGCTCGTTCTTTGTCGAGTTGCCTGCCCCACTGTCCCGTGAGTTCGGCGATTCTTGTTTGCAGAGCATCGTATTCTTTACGGCGCGGACTACCTTGTGCCGGACGCTTACCGTATTTACCGACGAGTAATGATAAGGCTCGGTCTTTAAGCGCCTGAATTTCGTTAAACAGTCGATCAGAAGGTTTATCTGCTAATGCAGGCTCGACTCTTCCTTCTCCTTGAACAGCATCACCAGCAACTCGTGCAACGTCCCCCAATCCTTCACTTGGAGTTTCTGCAACACCTTGTCCTTCGGGTTCTGGTCGTTGTGGAGGCAGCGCAACGCCTCCTCCAACTGGCTCAGGCTGAGCTTGTTCAGCAACTCCCGGTGATACTTCTGCGGTCGCACTTGGAGCCTCCTCCCGTTGCCTCATCGTAATCTGACGTTGGCCTTCTCTGTTAGCCTTAGAGACTACACCTTCAAGCTCCATCCGATTAAGAAGCTCTGCGGCTTTTCGGTAATTAACGTTAAGAGCACTTTGAATGGTCGAAACAACAGGCTCACCCGTACGGATAACAGCGTCTACTGCCTGTTGATAAAGAGGATCTTCAACGGTCTCGGTAGCCTGAATAGGCAGTGCTTGTTGAGCGGCAGCGGTCTGCGGGATAGGCGCAACTTCCGGAGCACCTTCAGGCGCAGTAGGCTCCGCAACGGCAGTCGTAGCGGGCTGTATCGGCAACGTCTGCTGCGCCCCTGCAACCTGCGGAATCGGTGCGACCGGTCCTGTGTATACGAACGGTTGATCCTTGGGAGCCGTGTCTGCACCGGGCAGATTGAGCGTCTTCGCCAAACTCGGGTCAATAAGGACCTGCTGGGCGGCAGCCGTTTGGGGTATAGGTGCCATAGGCGCACCTTGTGTCTCGTCAGCAGGCGTACTTAGTGCTTCGAGGCGCTTACTAAAGATATCTATGCGCGTGGCGTCGTTATCAAAGTTAGTGCGGAGACGCTCAAGAACTTCATCAAAGTCTTCGCCGCGATTCTCAGTCTCTTCACGCAGCATATCCAAGTCGGACAGCATATCTGCCCGCTTTGCTTGGAGAGACTCCATCCGCAGAATCTCATCTTGGATCTGCTTCGGATTCAGTTTCTCAGGTTCTTGACGAGCCTCAAGCGGGGCTTCCTCGGCAGGAACTTTGGGCGGCTGCTCGTTGAGCGGGGCGGGGAATTGAGCCTGCGCCTGCTGAAGCGCAGCTTCGTCTTCCTTTCTAACTAGCTCTTCGCCCTTCTTACGTTCTGCACGGGCACCAATAGCACCTGAAGCGGCACCTGCTGGTCCACCAAGTACAACTGCACCAATCGCAGCTTGCTTGAATTCTTCTATAGCCTCGGCATCTGTTAATGACAACCCGGCCTGTGAACGTTCAAGCGCCGTTTGCGCTATTTCTTGTGGAACTTCAAAAGCAACGCCCTTAGCGATACCCTCTACCGTACCGCGACCAGTACTTTTAAGAGTACCTTCTCTAGCAGCGGTAATAAGGGTTTTGACTGCTTCTTCTTGTATTTCTTTTTCAGGCGTAACGAGATTGCGCGTAAACGGAAAAGCTTCTGCCAGCTTACGGAATACACGGAACTGAACATAGTCTAATCCGGCAGATGCAGCACCCGCTGCGGTAGCTTTAAGCGCAGACGTTTCTTCAGGCGTACGCCCTTCAGCCAATGCGCGTTCTTGCTCCTGTGCTTGGCGTAAAAGATTCTGTGTGGTGTATTGAGATGTAGATGCACCAAAACCAGCAACGGCACCACCGATGGGTGTAGAAACAAAAGAGGCTGTCGTAGCAGCAACAGCGGGAGCAACTAATTGACCAAGTGAACCGCCAAGCAATTCCTTGAAGGCTTCCCAATCCTCGCCCTTACCAAACCCGCCAGCAGACTGAAACTTAGATTCACCGGCAGCAATAAGCGCACGACGGTTTTCATCAGTCGGGTTAGCTGCGTACGCAGCGGCTTCGTCAGCAAGGCCAAGAGTCTGAGCAGATTCTATAAACGCATTAACAAAACCCAAACGCTCTTTAGGCTGTTCGGGTACCGGAGCTTCAGCAGGGGTTTGTTCCCCCTGCATTTGCTGCATTCTTAGATTGCGGTACTCAGTAGCGACTTTCGCAAACTCAGGAGTACCCTGCTTGTCCTTGTTTCGGCTAAGCCAATCTGCGTATATCTGAAGCCTATCAGCCATAATCAGACGCAGCCCGGTACGCCTGTGATGATATCAGCCTCACTACATTTAATACCGCCAGCTGCCGGTGCTCCCATCGGGGACACGCCCGGAATATCAAAACCCCTAGAAATGATGTACGTTTCAACTCGTTTAAGTTCAGCTTCCGCCGCCTTAACACGCGGATCATTTGGGATCGGTTTACCCTCAAAATCAACGGCAACTCTTTTAGCAGTATCTAATGCCTTTCTAGCAGCCGCCAAACTTGAACTATACTGACTCGGCATACGTCCCGGAGTCATGCTCATCGCATCAATCTTTTCGCTTTGTTCGTCAAACTCCGGAGTACCCGGCTTCAACTTACCTAGTTTACGACGCTCTTGCTCAAGGGCATCTATCGGCCCTTCAGTCCGTTTCAACTCAAGCGCACGTTTCTGAGCGGCTTCAGCCGCAGTTTCGGCAGCGGAAGCATCAGCGATCTTGCCACTTGCCTTCTCAATGTCAGCGTAAATAGTCTTACGCAGCGCATCAGCTTCTTTGTATCGCCCGGCTTTCTCAAGTTCTTTAACTTGGGCAAGGGCAATCTCTGACAGCTTGGCCTCACGAGTCGCTTTCTTGATTTTGTCAGCAGTTGCTCTCTTACGCGAAGCCTTACCTTTCTGAGCCTTGGCAAGTGAAGTCAACAGAGTCGCACCACGCTCAGAAGCATTGGCAGCAACGTCACCCCAATACTCATCCTTATCAAGCGCAGCTTCTTCGTCTGCAAGCTTCTCGGCAGCGGCCTTGTCTTCAGCTAAGAGTCTTTCCCGCATCGTCATAGACGGCGCGAACTCACCGAGACCACGGGCTTCGTTAGCCTTACGGATACGCTCTGCTTCAGCCTCTTCAAACTTAGTCGGATCTTGTCCAAGCCGTGCAATATTTGCAGCACGCATTTGCTCGTACGTGTCGAACTTGGGAATATCAGAATAGAGTTGCGGTGCAATAGTTTGGGCAGGGCCACCTTGGTCAAACGCAACAATACCGCCACCAGCAAATGACGGGTTCTCCATAGCCCCTGCGTCCAGACCGCCAAGACCTCGGCCCATCATCGCTTGCGGGTTCTGCATCGGCGCAGCCTGACGCTGCTGCATAGCGGCCTCAAGACCGCTCAGTTGTTGGCGAATGTTCGGAGTTTGCAAGGGCTGAGTAGGCACCTGCTTCATACGCTCGAACTGTTTCATCAAAGCGTAGAGATCAACGAGTGGTGCAATACCATCTCTAGCCATAGTCTTAACGTGAGCTATAGCTTGATCAACAGGCATACCTTTTGACATCGCCTGTTGAAGCGAACTCATCATCGCTCGACCCGTTTCGCTAGCTGGACCGATCATGATTAGGAGCCTCCGCCAAACAGACCACCAAAGCCACCCGTTATGCCGCTAAGCATACCAATCGTACTCGGTGGTGGCTGATAAATGCTCGTCGTTTTGTCGGTAGACGGAATACCACGAATGAGGTTCGACATGAACTCCAACTGTTTGTACGGGTACTGCATCTCGTCCATAAAGCGTTGATAGTTGGACGAAAGTAGCTGCTGTTTTTGCGCCTGCTGCTGAGCACCGGCACCAAGTTGGGCACCGAGAATGCCTGACTGCTGCTGATACTGCTGTTGACCCAACTGACCAAGCTGACCGGCAGCGGCCAACTGTTGTTGAAGACCTTGTAGACCAAGGCCAGCACCGAACTGACGGGACTGCTCACCCAACTGTGTACCAGCAAGCCCATATTGGGCACGAGTCGCAGCTTCAGTCATTGCTTGCTGAGCAGCTTGCTGATACGCATTCTGAAGGCCCGTTGCCTGAATGTTCTGTAACTGCTCGTTTAGACCGCGCTGACCCTCAGCCTGAAGCAATGCCTCACGAGTACCGCCACGCGCACCGGCACGGATACCGGCTGCTTGAAGTCCCGGAATCTGACGAGAGTAGTCACGGACGGCTTGCTGTTTCTGCTGCTCAACCACGCCCTGCATGTAGGGCGACATGTATTGATCAAGCCCAGTACCGCCGCCGGGGCGCTGCTCAAACGGTGACTGATAATACTGTTGCTGACCAAGCGGGTTATATCGAGCGAGGTTCTGCGCCTGAAGCGCGGCCAGCCCTGTGAACT